ACGGCACTCGCATGCAGGCTTTGGCAACTCGCTACCAGTGGAAGAATGGTCTTGTCGTTAAAGATTGGCGCTATGTTGTGCGCATCGCAAACATCGATGTGTCTGACCTAATGGCCCAAACTGGCACGCAGGCTTCTACCGCCGCAACCGCGATCATCAAGTTGATGGCTCGTTCTTTGTACCGTATTCCTAACATGGCAATGGGCCGTGGCGCGTTCTACATGAACCGCACTGTGCATTCCGGTTTGGCAATTGCGGCCCTGGACAAGAGCCAATATGTTCTGAAGATCAACGAAGGCTTGAGCCAATTCGGTATGCCTTATTCTTGGCTGTCGTTCCTTGGCGTTCCGCTCCGTTGTGTTGACTCATTGCTCAACACCGAAGCGGCCATTTCTTAATTGATCAACTTAACTCTGAAAGGAACACATCATGATTACCGATAAACTGCTCCGCGTCTCTACTGACCAAGCCGTGACCACAACTGCCGTGTCGACCGATACTGTCGACTTGTCTGTTGCTCGCGACATGGGCGAAGGTGGCGACCTTTACATGAACTTCGCAATGACTGAGGCTTTCGCTGGTGGTACTTCTACCAACTTCGAAATCATCATCGCTGACAATGCCGCTCTGTCGAGCAATGTCGTGGTGATTGGCGCTTCCGGCGCGATCGTGACTGCTAGTTTGACTCTTGGCACTAATGTTGCCGTGCGTCTGAACCCGCAAATCGCATCGCTTGGTAAGCGTTACTTGGGCGCCCGCTACACCGTGTCTGGCACTAACACTGCTGGCAAGGTTGTTGCAGACATCGTTATGGATGTTCAGGACGGCAAGAAGTTCTATGCATCTGGCTTTGCCGTAGTCTAATAAGGAGAATTACACATGCCTAAATACCGCGTCACCGCACCTTGCTTTATCAACAATGGCCTACGCAATGAAGGCGAGATCGTCGACTATGATGGTCCTGCTGGCTCTGCTTTGGTCCCCATCGATGATGAAGGCAATGAGGCCAAGGTAGAAACTTCTGCAAAGAAGTGGGCACCTAAAGCCAAGCGCGGCGCTGATGAAGGCTCCGTGTAATCCTTCCTAATTGGAAGCCGTAAGTCACGGGGGGCCGCTGGGAAACCACGGTCCCCTTTTTACATTTAGGAGGCCATCATGGCATCAGTTGTCGACATCTGTAACCTTGCGCTGGCGCACCTGGGCGACAACGCCACCATCGCAAGCATCGATCCACCAGAAGGATCTGCGCAGGCAGAACATTGCCAACGCTTCTTCCCAATCGCTCGAGACACCTTGCTCGAGATGCACAGTTGGGCTTTCGCAACCAAACGAGCATACGGCGCCGAAGTTGAAAACACTTGGCCAATGTGGCAGTACGCATACGCAACGCCTAGTGATGCAATGCACATCATTGCAGTGCTACCGCCTGAAGCACGAGACGACTACAGCACCAACTTCACTCCGGAAACTTATCCGGACTTTTACACCAACTACTCACCGTCTGTGGCCGCTGGCCAATATGTCCCGCAGAAGTTCGCAGTCGAGACTGCATTTGATGGATCGCAGATTGTCCTGACCAATCAAAATCAAGCAGTCATACGCTACGCCGCACGCGTAACTGACCCAACAAAATACTCTGCATTGTTTACCAATACCCTGTCATGGCACCTTGCATCAATGCTTGCAGGACCAGTGATTAAGGGTGACCAGGGCGCCGCAGAAGCCAAGCGATGCATCACCATGATGAACTTGTACCTTGGCAAAGCAATGGAGTCTGATTCCAATGAGCGCCAGATCAAGCCAGAGCACATCGTGTCCTGGATTGCGGGGAGATAAACATGCCTAATGTGCGCACACTACAACGATCCTTTGCTGGCGGCGAGATGTCGCCAGAGATGTTTGGTCGCATCGATGATGTGAAGTACCAGACCGGCGCGGCAACGATGAAAAACTTCATTGCTACGCCACAAGGCCCAGCAGAAAACCGCGCAGGCTTTGCATTTGTCCGCGAGGTCAAAGACAGTACCAAGCGCACCAGGCTTATCCCGTTCACATACTCGACCACGCAAACCATGGTGATCGAGTTAAGCCCAGGCTTCATTCGCTTTCACACACAAGGCGGCACACTGCTGTCTGGTGGCGTGCCATACGAGATTGCCAACCCATACGCAGAAGCAGATCTGTTTGACATCCACTATGTGCAGTCGGCTGATGTGATGACGCTGGTGCATCCCAACTATGCGCCGCGTGAACTCAAACGATTGGGCGCCACCAACTGGACGCTTACCACCATCAACTTTGGATCGCCGATTGCCGCGCCCACTGGCGTGACTGCCACCCGGTACATTCCTGCGTCATCCTCAACCAACGCAGACACATACGAGACGATGAGTTATGTCGTGACTGCCATCACATCCGATGAGATTGGCGAGTCCGTCTCATCCAGCGTGGCATCAGTCACCAACAACATTTTTGTTACTGGCGCAACCAACACGATTGCCTGGTCCGCAGTGACTGGCGCATCGCGTTATCGCGTCTACAAACTGTTGGGGGGTCTGTATGGTTACATTGGAAGCACAACCGGAACGAGCATCGTTGACAACAACATCGCGCCAGATCTGTCGCTTACTCCACCCATATACGACAACGAGTTCGTCAGTTCAGGCAACTACCCTGGCGCCGTTTCGTACTTCGAACAGCGTCGCTGTTTTGCTGGCACCATCAACGAGCCACAAAAAATCTGGATGACCAAGTCAGGCACTGAGTCCAATCTCAGTTATGGCCTACCTATTCGTGACGACGACCGCATTGAGTTCCGTGTGGCCGCTCGCGAAGCCAACACCATTCGCCACATTGTCCCGCTAACCCAGTTGCTTTTGTTGACCGGGTCTGCTGAGTGGCGCGTGTCATCATTAAACAGTGACGAGATCACGCCGACCACAATCTCTGTTCGGCCACAGTCGTACATCGGCGCATCGAATGTTCAACCGGTGATCATCAACAACGCCTTGGTCTACTGCGGCGCACGCGGTGGCCATGTGCGCGAACTGGGCTACAACTGGCAGGCCAGCGGCTTTATCACCAATGATTTGTCCATCCGCTCTGCAAACCTATTTGACAACTATGAGATCAACGACATGGCATTTGCCAAGGCTCCGATCCAGATGGTTTGGTTTGTGTCGACTTCAGGCATGTTGCTTGGCTTAACCTATACACCAGAGCAACAGGTCGGCGCATGGCACAAGCACGATACCGATGGCACATTTGAGTCTTGCACAGTGGTGGCCGAGGGCAATGAGGATCGGCTGTATGTTGTCGTCAAGCGCACCATTGGCGGAGTCACAAAGCGATATGTCGAGCGCATGGCAAGCCGTCACTTTGAATCGATCGAGGGCGCATTCTTTGTTGACTCGGGCGCCACCTATGACGGCACCAACACTTCGGCAACGACCGTCACAGTCAGTGGGGGTACGACCTGGGGTCCGGCAGATGTCTTGACAATCACAGCATCGACAGCCATCTTTACTTACCCGGGCACTGGGGATGTCAATGACGCCATTGTGCTGACCGACTCGGCTGGCAACAAGTATCGCCTCACAATCCGTTCCACGACCTCCACAACGGTCGCAACGGCTCGAGTTGATGTGACACTACCCGCCGCGCTTAGAAACACCGCTACGGCCCTGTATTCGTTTGCACGCAATACGATCAGCGGCCTGACCTGGCTTGAGGGCAAGACCGTCTCGATCCTGGCTGATGGATCGGTGCAACCGCAAGAGGTTGTGACCAGTGGAGCAATTACGCTCGACCGGGCTTCGAGCATCATTCACATTGGCCTGCCATACCAGTCTGACCTGCAAAGCCTGCCACTGGCCATGGGCATTGACAATGGCATGGGCCAAGGACGCTACAAGAATGTCAACAAAGCCTGGCTCCGCGTGTACCAGTCCTCCGGCATTTTCATTGGTCCAAACCCACAAAACTTGGTCGAGGCCAAGCAACGGACGACAGAACCATACGGCTCGCCTCCTGCGCTTAAAACAGAAGAGATCCAGATTATGCTGACACCGACATGGCTTGATAGTGGCCAGGTGTATGTCAGGCAGTCTGACCCATTGCCATTGACCATCGTTGGCATGACCCTTGAGGTTGCTGTCGGTGGGTAAAGGTACCCGTAAGATCCGGTGACCCGGATACTGTTCAACCATGCAATAACCTGGTGCTGTGGAGGTAAGGTCAACACAGTCCTTCAAGCCCAGGTGAAACAGGAGATTTGACACATGGCAACCTTATTGACCGGAACCGGGACGCAGGCAATGAGCCAGTTCGGCTCCATCTTTTCTATTGGTGGAGCAGTCACTGGCGCAATTGGCTCCTACTACGCCGCCCAAAGCCAGAAGGCGCAACTGGATTCACAAGCATCCTCGATGCGATTCCAGTCCGACATCTCAGAACTAAATGCGGCCCAGGCTGAATTTACAGCCCAGCAGATCATGCGTGCTGGCCAACAAAGACAAGGCCAGATTGGCTTGCGTGCTGGCAAGATCAAGAGTTCACAGCGTGCATCGATGGCCGCTCGAGGCATTGACCTGGGTGTCGGCAGTGCTGTTGAGACGATTGCAACAACGGACCTCATGAAAGAGATCGATATGCTGACGGTCAACGCAGACACCGTACGCAGTGCCGAGTCTGCTCGACAGCAACGCCAGAACTATTTGACCGCATCAACAATGCAGGATGTTTCTGCTTCCAACTTGGCAGGCTCTGCTTCAACCATCAGCCCGTTCCTAGCGGCTGGCACAAGCATTCTAGGTAGCGCTGGATCTGTAGCCAATGCCTGGTACCAAGATCGCAAACTTGCGGCCATAGCAAGCCGTCTTGGCCTCGAATAAGGACCGACCATGGCAACAGTACCCATTTACGATTTACCGACTCAAGACGCCAGCGTAGGCAACATGCCTGCATTCCAGGCTCCTGGTGTAGAGCCAATGCGCAATTTCACTGGCGAGCAAATACAAAAAGCTGGCCAGGCAGTTCAGTCTGCTGGCCTTACTGTAGTCAAAATTGCAGACCGCTTGCAAGGCGAACTTGATGATGCGCAGGTCAAAGAACTCTACAACAACTTCGCGACTACCGCTGACGAAATTGAAACCAGATACCTGACACTCAAAGGTAGAGACGCTGTCGACAACGCAATGAAGACACGCGGTGACCTTGACGCCGCATTTAGAGATGTTGCAGACAAAGCACAGAATGATGTCCAGCGCATCATGTTGCGCAACTCTGCCAATGTGCGCTTGCGTAGTGCCAACAGTTCAATCATCAAGCATTCGCTTGTTGAACAGCGCGACTACGATGTCAAAGAAAGTGGCGCCCAAGTTGACACATTTGTCAATGACGCAATTCGCTACTCTGCTGGCTGGCGCAGTCCGGACGGCGACTTTGCAATTTACTACGGCGCGGCAAAAGATGGCGCCAACAAGCTGGCCGACAAACTTGGCTACGAGCCAAAGAGCGCACAGCGTGAGCAGTTGCTTTTAAAAGCGACCAACGCTATTCATGGCCAGGTTGTGCAAACTCAGATCGATGCGCAGAACCTTGACCAGGCACGCGACTACTTGCAACGCTACGGCAACGAAATGACGCCAGATACTTTTGGCCGTGCAAAGAAAGCGCTTGAGATTGGCACAGCCGATGTCAAAGAACAAAGCCTGGCAGAAAAATTCTGGGGCAGTAGCGGCAACAACATTGCTGGTGCTCTGAAGCTGGCTCGTGAAAATCTATCCGGCAAAGAAGAAGACCAGGTTGTACAACGCTTAAAGATTTTTGAAAACGAGCGAACCGGAATTGTTCAGGCCGCACAGAACGAAGCCAAAGACAAAGCGTGGCGCTCGTATGCAGAGACAAATAACTTTAGCAAGATCCCTGCAAGCGTGTTGGCCAGCATGGACGGCGCTGATTTGGCCAGCCTGCAACGCACAGCCAAAGCTGATGTCGAGGCACGCACCAAAGGAACTGAAGTCAAGACAGATCCAAATGTCTACTACAGGCTGACGCAAGAAGCCATGATGAATCCTGACTTTAAAGATCCAGCAAAGGTTGACTTGCGCAAATACTTTGACAAGCTGTCACCTGGTGACCGCAATCACTTTATCAATTTGCAACGCACGATTGGCACAAAAAACGAAGCGCCAGAAGCTGTCACAGTTCAACAGCAAATTACAGCCACAACCAAACAGCTTGGACTTAAAGAAGAGAAGGCCGGGATGTTTACATCCGAAGCCAACAAAGCATTGTTTGCGGCACAAGTTCAAAAAGGCGGCAAACTCGATCAAGCAGAGCGCCAAAAAGTTCTTGATGGCTTGGTGCTTGAAGGTGAAGTATTGAGTGGCTCGTTCTTCTTGCCAGATTCAAACATGCGCCGGTTCGAGGCTCGTGCTCGTGGAGATGAAGCCAAATTCAAACCAGAGTTCACTGATGCACAACGCTCTCGTGCAACCGAAGCGCTTAAACGCAATGGCGTATCAAATCCAACCAGAACGCAAGTTGATGCGGTTCTGTACGAAACCTACGGTATTGAGAAGAAGTAATAGGACACAACGACATGATGCTAGTACCTGATGATGAATTTGATGCCGCCGCCCAACGAGTTGCTGGTGTAAAAAAAGCACCGACACTTGATGAAGCCGCCGCCAATGTAATCGATGGCCAGCGCACGCAACTGCGCACCAGCCTGTATGGCGCTCTCGATTCCAATCCGGATGAAGCCGCACGCGCAAAGAATTTATCAAACAAGTCTGGCGTACCTGTCGACATCGTCCAGCGCAACTACGCGCAGGTCAACCGCACTGTGCAACTCAATGAGTTCGACGAAACGCTCAAGCGCTCGCCGTTGCTTGGCCAGTGGTTAAGCAATCCAAACAACGCCAAGATTTCACACGACGACTCTACTAACCTGGCTGGCATCGAGCGTGAATACGGCACGATCAAACCGATTGAGCGGTCATTCCTAGACGAGATTACTGAACCACTTCAGCGTGGCTACGCAAAATTTAAAAAAGCGTTTGCATTAGGTCTTGCAGACACCCCAATAATTAAGGGATTGCAAAATCAACAAAGAGCGGCGGCTGAAGCCAACGGCATCACATACGATCCAAAAATTCAGCAAAAAATTAGTCTCGACAATTACCAACGAGGTGTTGAAAAATTTCCTGTCCCTGAAAATATTCAGCGCGGTCTTCAAGAAATTGGCGAAGCTACAAATTTTAGCGAAGGTTTTTCTGCAATCATTCGCAACCCTGCCGCAGTCAAAGAAGTTATTTTTGAATCGATTGGTGTCGGCGCACCAGGCCTAGCAGTTACTGCCGCTTCAATTCCTATGGGTCCATTGGCTGTGGCTACTGCCGCAGGTACGACAAGTTTTTTGATCGAATATGCAACTACGATGGATGAGGTTATTACATCTCAAGCCGAAAAAATAAACACATCAGACGCGCTTTACCGTGTGCTTACTGATGAAAAAATAATGAATGAAGCACGCGAAAAAGGAATTAAGCGCGGTGTGCCAATTGCATTGTTTGACGCATTGACTGCTGGCATAGCTGGCAAATTACTTAAAGGCGCACGCCCTACTGTGTTGAGTGTTGGCACTCGTGTGGTTGGTGAAGGCGCTGTGCAGGCCGCAGGCGGCGCCGCTGGTGAAGCAACAGCCCAAGCGTTGACCGATGAGTTTAAGCCAGGTGAGATTTTGCTCGAGGCATTCGCAGAGATCCCAACCGCATTGGTCGAGGTGCCTGGCAACTATCGCGGCACCATGTTGCAAGCTGAGTCTGCCGAACGCAGTGCCAAAGCATTTGAAAAGGTGCAAGAGTTTTCCCGCGCCAGCAAAGTACGCGCACGCAGTGCAGAAACATTTAATGATTGGATCGGTCAAGTATCGCAAGAGACTGATGTCACCACGGTTTACATCAGCGGCGAAACGCTCAAGCAATCTGGATTGGCCGAGCGTGTGGCTGAAGTATCGCCATCCGTGCGCGAGCAACTTGACACAGCCATTGCAACTGGTGGCGACATTGCCATCCCTGTGACCGAGTACCAAACCAACATTGCACCGACCGAGTTCAGCACCGCGCTGATTGACGACTTGCGCATTGAAGGTGAGATGATGACACGCCGCGAGGCACGCGAGTTTATCGACAACCAGGCTGAGATCATGAAGACTCAGATGGAGGCCAACGCCAAAGTCGAGATGACCAACAAGGACTTTGTGAAGTCTGCGCGTGAGGTTGAGAATCTGATGTACCAACAGGTCAAAGCGACCAAGCAGTACACCGACAACGCGGCACGAATCAATGCACAACTTGTGCGTGACTTTGTGGTGACCCAATCAGCGGCACTCAAGATCATGCCGACAGAGTTCTACAACCGCTACATGTACCGCGTCGAGCGAGCAGAAGGCCAGCCTGGTGGCATGGCGCTGTTCAATCAAGACCAGCGCGTGATCACTGACAGCGTGCCATTCCGCAACTGGTTTGGCTCGTCTATTTTTCAAGACGAAAGCGGCAGACCACAAACGCTTTACCACGGCACCGCAGACAATGTGACCGCGTTTGACCTTGACAATCCAAACCGCAAAGACAGCGGATGGCTTGGCACTGGTGTGTACCTGACTGACAGCGCCGACATGGCCGAAATATATGCCATGCAAAAGCGCCGCACCGGCACTGCTGGTGAGAATGTCATGCCGCTGTATGCTCGACTCGAGAACCCTTACATGGCCACCATGGAGGACAAGACTCGCATTCGTGCTGGTGGTCGCGAAGCCGCTGATGCATTTACTGCTGAACTGCAAGCCCAGGGCTACGATGGCGTGATCATGGAGGTCGCGCCCGATGCACGCGAGATCGTCGTGTTTGACAATGCCGCAGTCAAGTCGCCATTTAACGATGGCACTTGGTCGCGTGAGAATGCAGACATCCTGCGCCAAGGTCGACAAGTGTTGCAGACTGAATCCTTGACCGACGCTGATGCAATCAATTCCGAAGAGGATGCGGAGGCTGACGATGTGGCCGCGATCGAGGCGCAAGCTGACATCCCCGAGGCTGTCGAAGACCAGGCCGAACTCAAGAACGCGCTCGAGGTGGCCAAAAGCCAGGTGTGGAACAAAGGTCGTGACCTCAAGCTGGCCATCCAGACCGCAGTGCAACAGGCCGCGACTGAGGCCGGTGTCGATGTGTCAGTGCCGTCTCCACAGACTACTGACTACCTGGTGCGCGTGGGCGTCAAGGACGCATTGTTTGCGCTTGAGCAAAACCCCAACGCAATCGGCTGGTACGACGAAAAGACACGCCAGGCGCTGGCCGTCATGGCGCTGGTCCACCCAGAGATTGCAACCAACGAAGACGCACGCTTTGCATTCACCTGGGCGCTGGCCGTCACATCCAACGGCTTGAAGGTCGACAAGAACTTTGAACTGGCTGAGAAGGCGTACAGCTACTACAAAGAAAACAAGGTCATGCCCACCAACATCAAAGGTGGCCAGGCCCAGGGCGCGATCAATGATTCGCTTGCCCTGTTCAACGAATTGGTCGGAGCCTGGGGCATCAAGAACTTGCGCCAGTTCATGCAAACCAACTTCACCGTGGGCGAGATCAGCGCAATCAGCAAAGACCTCAAGCCAGGCGGTGAGCACGCAGACACTACGGTCAAGGGCGCGGCCATCATTGGTCCAAAGATCGGCAACGGCTTTTTCTCCAACCTGTATGGCGATTTCACTTCCCTGACGATGGACCGCTGGCTGGTCCGCACTTGGGGCCGGTGGACCGGCACGCTCATTAAGAGCCTGCCCAAGCATGTGGAAACGGCAACCAACCGCCTGAACTCAGCGATCCGTAGCGCAACCCCAGAACAGGCTACAGCCCTGTCTAAAGTTATTGGGTTGGACATTGCCAACACCGAGGTCAATCGCCTGGCTGATGCCATTCAGAAGGCCTCCATGGACCCCAAACTGCGCGAGCAGATGAACGAGTCCAAGGTCGGCGAGGAAGTCCGCAAGGCGGGAAACAGCCTGGCCAAGTACAACGACGGCCAAAAGGAAGCACCGGCTGGCCCTCACGAGCGCACCTACATCCGCTCTGTCTTTGCCCAGATCCTGGCTGAGTTGCAGGCTGATCCAGCCTATGCTGACCTGACCATGGCCGATTTGCAAGCCGTGCTCTGGTACGCAGAGAAAAGACTCTACGAATCAGCCAAGGACAATAATGTTGACCAAGAGTCAACAGACGGGTATAGTGATGAAGATGCCCCAGACTACGCCAACGCCGCCGCAGGTGTTGCGCGTACCTTGGGTGTTTCCGATCGCAAGATCAACAATGCATTGAAGAAGGAGTCTAAAGATGAACGCGCAAGACGAACACGATTACAAGATGAGCAAGCGCAGGTCGCTGGAGGGGAGCAAGCAGAAGCTGGAGGCTTTACTCAAAGAGAAAAACGGCTCTTTGCAGGCGCAGTCGCAACCAGAATTGCAAGATCCAATCGAAGCGGCGATCAAAAACAATCCTGGTCTTACACGGCAAAAAGCAGTGGAGATGGCGGAAAAGTTCGGGTTCTAAAAAGCCAACTTGTCACCTACTCTCAAGAATGGAAAGCAGGCGCAGGCCTGGCCCGCGTGTACCGCAACAACGGTATCAAGGTGCCCAAGTTCTACGAGTTGGAGCAAGGCAACGCACAGAATGCACAACGATTCTCTGAATCCATCACGGCCAGCAAGCAAGCCAGTGGCGACATGGGCGCGGCTGTCTTCGTCTACCCAGTCGAGGAATACCAAGGCATGCGCCTGTTCTTGGCTGAAGACGGCCTGTCCGGTGTGGCAGTCAAACCTGACGGCGACATCGTCTCAGTGTTCTCGCAGGCTGGCGCTGGCCGCTCTGTCATGGAGTTGGCCGTGGCCGCAGGTGGTACCAAGCTGGATGCATTTGAGACGATCCTGCCTGAGTTCTACGCCGCGCATGGATTTGTTGCGGCTTCGCGTTTACCCTGGGATAACACCCAGGCGCCAGAAGGCTGGAGCAAGGAAGCATTTAAAGACTTCAACAACGGCGAGCCGAATGTTGTCTTTATGGCCTTGGACCAGTCGTACTACGGTTGGCACAAGATCAGCGACGGCAAGAAGTCCAAGACCTATGACGACGCTGTTGCAGATCAAAACCGCGCTGTAAAGCGCAACAAAAAAAGGAGAGAAGATAATGGAAAACCCGCAGTCTTTGCCCAATCAGGAACCGGAGCAGGCGGCGTTCAACGCCTACGAGCAAGCGATCTCGATGTTACCCAGCGATACGGGACAGCCAGGGATGGAGCAACTTCAGTCCTTGGTATCCACTATTCAAAAGAACCTCGAAGCAGTCTTACCGGATTCGCCTACGACACAGGCTTAAAAGGCGCTGAAGCTGGCCGCTTGGCAGGTGGAGATCCTCGCCTGGCCAACCGAGTTCACTTCTATGTCGACACCGGCAATGGCATCAGGCCAGAGGCTGGCGTTGGCGGTAATGTCCACGCCATTTACTTGGACAACCTTTACGACGCGTCGGCTGACCCGCTGGGCATCCGTGCCCAAGCATCAACCGGTGGCCGTGACGACGCAGGTAAATGGTTCAACGATGTAGAGGCCGCAATCATTGATGCCGGGTTCGATGGCGTCTACATCCCAGGCGCTGGCGGTGACCAGGGCGTTGCTGTGCTTTTGGGGCCAACACACACCAAGGTGCCAGTCGAACAGCATGGCATGCACTCAATGCCATCACAGGGCGCCTATACGACGCCTGCAAGCACCAAACGCAAGTACGCGATGCTCACCCCTGAGATCCGTAAATTCGAGGCCCAGGAGGCTCAAATCAAGGCGGCGGCACCATCCGCTGACCTGCGCTCTGGCACGCTGACTTTTGACGATGCCGATGCTGAAGCTATAGCCAAGTTTTTCCCGCCAGCGGCGCAGGCTCAAATATTCCGTCAACCAGAACGCGGTGGGTTCGATCCGAAACGATTGACCACAATCCTCAACGAGAAGGCGGATATGTCCACCTTCCTGCATGAGACTGCCCACTTCTTCCTGACGGTTTACGCTGACATGGCCGCACGGCCAGACGCGACCGCGCAAAACAAAGAAGACATGCAGACCATTCTTGATTGGTTTGGCATCAAAGACCTGGCCACCTGGAACGCGCTGTCTCTTGATGAGCAACGCAAGTACCACGAGTCATGGGCATACAACTACGAAATCTATTTGTTTGAAGGCAAAGCACCAAGCCTGCAAATGCAATCGATGTTTGAGCGATTTAGCGCCTGGTTGCGCCGCGTCTACAAATCGATTCGCGACGAACTCAATCAGATCTATCGCCAAGAAAACGGCGAAGACCTGCCAATCCTGACCGGCGAAGTCCGCCAGGTTATGGACCGGATGCTGGCCAGCGAAGAGCAGATCAAGCAGTCCGAAGCAGTCAACAGCATGGTGCCGATGTACCAGAGCCAAGAAGAGTCCGGCATGCCTAACGAAGAGTGGGCCGCTTACCAGGCAATGATGGCTGAAGCTACAGAGGCATCAATTACGGAGTTGACACAGGCAAGCCTGCGCCAATTGAAGTGGCTGGGCAATGCTCGTTCTCGCGTACTCAAAGAGATGCAGGCAAAGACTGCCGACACCCGCAAGGGCGTGCGCGAAGAAGTGGCCGCAGAGGTTCAAGAGGACCGCGTCTACCTGGCCATGGAATTCTTGAAGCGCGGCATCACCAAAGATGAAAACGGCCAAGACATACAAGCGCTGACTGGCCACAAACTCAAAATCGCCGATGTCAAAGCGCTGTACCCAGAAAGCAAAGAGTCGCTGACACCTGCGCCTGACCTGACCAAACTTGGTTATGGCAAGTACGGCATGCTGGCTGAAGACGGTTTGCCGCCTGACCTGGTGGCATCGATGTTTGGCTTTGATTCTGGCGACCAGTTGGTCCGCTCATTGCTCGAGGCCAAGCCAATCAAAGAAGAGATTGATGGCCGCACTGATGAACGCATGATGGCTGAATTCTCTGACTTAATGGACCCTGCCAGCATTGAGTTGGAAATCCAAAAGGCATTGCACAACGAAGCACGCGCCCGCTTTGTGGCCGTCGAGTTGCGCTACCTGGCCAAGGCAACACAGCCTGCACGCTTGATGATTCAAGCCGCAAAGACTGCGGCCAAATCAATCATTGGCAACAAGGTAATCAGCGAGATCCGTCCGCGTGACTACACGCTGGCAGAAGCCCGCGCATCGAAAGAAAGCATCAAGGCATCAAAGGCTGGCAAAACTACTGAAGCCGCAAAGGCCAAACAGAATCAATTGCTGAACAATCAGTTGTCGCTCGAGGCAGTCAACGCACGCAAGGAAATTGACAAGGCTATTGATAGCTTTGCCAAGATCTTTAAGGCCGATGCGAAGATGGCCAAGAACCGCAACATTGACCTGGTCAACGCCGCACGCTACATCCTTGGCCACTACGGCCTTGGCCCGCGTGATGTCGACCCAGCAAAGTTTGTGGAGCAACTCAAGTCCTACAACCCAGACCTGTACGCAGACATCGAGCCGATCTTGCTTGAGTCAACTGGTGGCCCGCGCAACTACAAAAAACTCACGCTCAACGAATTCCGTCAGATGAAGGAAATTGTCGATGCGCTGTGGTACCAGTCCAAGCGTGAAAACGAAGTGATGATTGAGGGCAAAGCAGTTGCTCTTGATTCGATCATTGCCGAACTGAATGCGCGACTTGACGAGATCGGTGTGCCTGAAGAGGTTGCCGGTGAACGCATGGCGCCTGGTCCAAAAGAAAAAGCCATCCGCGCTTTGTACAACGCCAAGGCATTGACCCGCAAGGTCGAGCACTGGGCTGACGCAACAGACGGCCCTGGTGGCCCTGGTCCATTCACCAATTACATCTGGCGCCCACTGCGTGCGGCTCTTGACCAGTACCGCGTCGATCGCAACCGCTATGTCAAAGACTATGTGGACATGATCGGCAAGCTGGACCTGCCAGTGCAAAAGATCACTGCACCTGAACTGAACTACACATTCGGCAATGAGAACGGTGGCATCGGTAAAGCAGAGGTGCTTGGTGCATTGATGCACATTGGCAACGACAGCAACATGAAGAAATTAATTGCTGGCCGTGGCTGGGGGCAGATCAATGAAGACGGCTCTGTCGACACGACGCGCTGGAATAGTTTTATGAACCGCATGATCGACGAAGGCGTGCTGACCAAAGCAGACTTCGACTTTGTGCAAGCTGTATGGGATCTAAATGAAGAACTCAAGCCTATGGCGCAAGAGGCGCATCGCGAGATTTTCGGCTACTATTTTAAGGAAGTCGAATCGCGACCTGTGGTTACACCGTTTGGCACATACCGTGGTGGCTATGTTCCGGCGAAGACTGACCCGTTCATAGTTCGCGACGCACAGCGTCAAATGAAGATGGAGGAACTCGAGTCCGACTTCCGGAACTCGATGCCAAGCACTGGCGCCGGGTTTACGAAGTCTCGCGTCGAATACAACAAGCCTCTATCTTTGGACATCCGCGTGATGGCCAAGCACATCGATGATGTGATTCGCTTTGCACGCGTACAGCCTACGATCCGCGACACACTCAAGATCATTCGCAAGCGTGACTTTGCAGACACGATCACCCGAATCGATCCGACTGTGATCGAGGACATGATCTTGCCATGGCTCAATCGATCTGCTCGCCAGATCACGAGCGAGGTCGGCATGAACCGAAGCGTCGACAACTTCTGGCGTGCTGTTCGCACTCGCACTGGTATCGGCATCATGTTTGCCAACATCACCAACGCATTGCAACAGGTGACTGGTTTCTTCCCTGCATTGCTCAAGGTTGAAGGCAAGTACATGAAGACGGCCCTGGTCGACTACATGAAGAGTCCAACAGCGCAAGCTGAGTTTGTTGCTGAGTTGTCGCCGTTCATGGCTGACCGCATGAGCAATCAGATGATCGAAGTGCAGGACATGATGAATGACCTGCTGATCAACCCAACGAAGTTTGACAAGATCCAGAAGTGGTCCAACAAGCATGGCTACTTTTTGCAACAGGCTTTCCAAAACTTTGTGGACATCGTGACCTGGGTTGGCGCGTACAACCAAACCGTCACAGATCTTGGCGCCAATGTTGATGAAAAGTCAGCAAGCAATGAGGCAATCAAGCGAGCAGACGCCGCAGTGCGTATGACGCAATCTAGCTTGTTGCCTGAAGACTTGTCTGCCTTTGAAGTCGGATCGCCGTTCTACAAGACGCTGATTCAGTTCTATGGCTACTTCAACATGATGGCCAACCTGAACGCCAACGAGTACATCAAGATCTTCCGTGACCTTGGATGGCGTGGCCACAAGGGCAAGCTGTTCATGACCTACCTGCTCGGCTTTGGCTTGCCAATGCTGGCCGCTGACGCCATCGTGCGCAGTCTGGGTGGCGGCTGGGACGACGATGATGACGACGGCTACCTCGATGTCTTCATGAGTTGGTTCCTTGGGTCACAATTGCGTGGTGCTGTTGCCCTGGTGCCGTTTGGCTCTGCGGCAATCGTGCCATTCAACGCCTTCAACAACAAGCCATACGATGACCGCATGACCACCAGCCCGTCTGTATCGACGCTGGAAGGTGCGACCATCGGTGTAGTAAAAGCCGGTATCAACATTGCAGATCCTGACAAGGATGTGACGGGCAAGAATGTCCGAGACATCCTGACATTGATCAGCCTTGTGACCGGCATCCCCGTTACCGTGCTCGGCAGACCTATTGGTTATGCCATTGAAGTCGAGCGCGGGAAGATTGAACCAACCTCTTCTGCCGACTACATTCGCGGCCTTGCCACTGGCAAAGCAAGTGAATCGTCGAGACAGTAAGGTACCCGTATCCACAACCAGAATGCTTAGTCTCTTCACAATTGTCCAGGAGTTCCGCCCATGACCATCAGTTCAAATAGCCGGAAAGCCGGTCCGTTCATTGGTAACGGGACAGCCGCGACTTTCCCCTTTACATTCAAGGTCTTTCAGGCTTCTGACCTGGAAGTCGTAAGACTCACCGTCGCTACCAATGTGGAGACGGTGCTTGTGCTCGGCACCAATTACACCGCATCGGTCAATGAAGACCAGAATTCAAGCCCTGGCGGCACGATCACGCTGTCTGCTGGCGCCCTGGCGGCTGGCTTTAACCTGGTCATCACCTCGGACATTGAAAACCTTCAGCCGACCGACCTGACCAACCAGGGTGGCTTTTACCCTGAAGTGATCACCGACGCGCTGGACCGTGCAACGATTCAGATTCAACAGCTTCAAACCTCTGTCAACCGTGCGGCCCTGTTGCCAATTACGAGCGACGCAGATGCCGCGTCCTTGGTGGCCGACATTGTCCGCCTGGCTGACAGCGCAGACAACATTGACACCGTTGCAAACAGCATTGCCAATGTAAATGAAGTAGGCGACGACATTACCAATGTCAACATCGTTGCAACCAATATCAGCAATGTGAACACCGTTGCCGGTGTGTCCGCAAATGTGACCACTGTGGCCACTGACATTGCGGCGGTCAACACCGTAGCGTCTGACTTGAATGAGCCGGTGTCTGAGATTGAAACTGTTGCAACCAACATCACGAATGTAAACACTGTCGGTACTAACATTGCCAGCGTCAACACTGTGGCCGGTATCCAGGCCAATGTGACGACCGTGGCTGGCATCTCTGCCAATGTGACAACCGTGGCCACCAACAGCGCCGCAGTGACTACTGTGGCAACTGACATCTCCGCAGTGACTACCGTGGCCAACGACCTCAATGAGCCTGTCTCTGAGATCGAAACAGTTGCCACGAATATTGCCAATGTCAACACAGTTGGCACAAACATCGCAAGCGTCAACACGACTGCCGCAAACAACACGAACATTACGACTGTTGCAACCAACATTGCTGATGTCGGCACGGTAGCAACCAACATTGCGAATGTGAACTCGGTCGCAAGCAACTCGACCAACATTAACGCAGTGGCTGGAAACAGCACAAACATCAACGCTGTCGCGACGAACTCAACAAACATCAATACTGCCGCGACAAACATCGCCGCCATCACGACTGTTGCCAATGACTTGAACGAGCCAACCAGCGAGATCGATGTCGTTGCAAACAACATTGCAAGCGTCAATACCGTCGGCACCAACATTGCTGATGTATCGACCGTTGCAGGCGTTGCAGGCAATGTGAACACTGTCGCAGGGATTGCGGCCAATGTGACTACGGTTGCAGGTATCAGCGCGAATGTCACGACTGTTGCTGGCATCTCGACCTCTGTGTCTGATGTTGCCGCGATTGATACCGATGTGACGGCTGTTGCCGCAATTGATTCTGATGTCACTGCGGTGGCCGGTGTTGCATCTGACATCCCAACTGTTGCGACCAATGTGTCCAACATCAACGACTACGCCAACACCTACCAGGGCGCCAAAGCAACTGCACCTACGCTACGCAATAACGGCGGCGCACTGCTTGAAGGTGACATGTACTTCAACACGACGAGCGACACAATGTTTGTGTACGGCTCTGGTGGTTGGGTGCCTGCTGGCTCGAGCGTTAACGGCACAAGTCAACGCTACAAATATGTGGCCACCTCTGGCCAGACTTCATTCTCTGGCACTGATGCCAGCGGCAACACGCTGACCTATGACGCAGGCTTCATCGATGTGTACTTGAACGGCGTTCACCTGGACCCTACAGACTACACAGCAACAACCGGCACAAGCATTGTGCTTGGCTCTGGCACGGCGCTTAACGATGAACTTTATATTGTTGCGTTTGGCACATTCAATGTGGCGTCGTTCAACGGCTCTGGCCTTGACGACAACACAGTTAACATCAGCAAATTAAATGCGACTGGCACGCGCAGTGCATCTACATTCTTGGCTGGTGACAACACCTTTAAGACTGTGGCTGTAACGCCAACTGCTGTAAGTGACCAGGCAAACTCAAGCACTGGCTACTTTGCTTTGCCATCAGGCACAACTGCACAAAGGCCTGCTTCTCCAGTTAACGGAATGGTTCGCTACAACACCTCAAATAGTGAATATGAAGTTTATCAAGCTGGAAATTGGAAAGCGATGACAACGCAATCAGCCGGTTTATATTCTGTTGAGTACCTACTTGTTGCTGGCGGCGGAAGTGGCGGTGGGTATGTCAGCGGAGGTGGTGGCGCTGGCGGTCTTTTGTCTGGTACTTCTGTAGTCACAGCTTTAACCGCGTATGGAATTACAGTTGGCGCTGGAGCCGCTAGATCAACCTTAGGCAATTTAGGCGCGTCAGGAAACAATTCTGTATTTAATTCATTAACTGCAATAGGTGGTGGCGCTGGAGCAATTGGCGGTGGAGGGGTTGGCGTTGCAACTTCAGGCGGTTCTGGTGGAGGAGGTGGCTCGTCAGTTAATACACCAACAGGGGGATCTGGAACTGCTGGACAAGGTTTTGCTGGCGGCAACAGTGGATTTTCGTCAGGAAATTATCCTTCAGCAGGAGGAGGTGGCGCTGGCGCTGTTGGACAAAGTCCTGCTGGAGCAGGTTCTGCTGGTGGCAATGGTGGTGTCGGCGTAAATTGGCAATCGCTTGGCACTTTCTACGCGGGAGGTGGCGGTGCAGGAGCATCATCTTCCGGCGGTACAGGTGGCTCTGGCGGCGGTGGAAACGGCGGTGAATTCAATGCAAGCACACCGGGTACTGATGGCGGCGCAAACACTGGTGGTGGTGGTGGAGGCAACGGTAATGGCACTTATGGTGGAGCAGGAGGTTCTGGCATTTCCATCATTCGCTATCTCGGCGCACAGCGCGGCACCGGCGGAACAGTGACAAGCGCAGGCGGTTACACCTACCACACCTTCACTTCGTCCGGCACCTACACAGCATAAGGAATCGATATGAGCAAAGCACGAAATTTATCGCAGGTGATTGTCGACTTAGGTGGTGACATCAACGCATCATCGCTCGACAATGTGACGCCTGCATCTATCAGCGACAAAACCAACACAAGCACGGGATCGTTTGATATTCCTGCTGGAACTACAGGAGAGCGGCCTGGAACTCCTGCAAATGGAATGATCCGATTTAATTCTACTGACAACAATTTTGAATATTACGACGGGACAAAATGGAGGCAACCTGCTGATGCTCCATACACAGTGGAATATTTGCTTGTTGCTGGAGGAGGATCTGGAGCAAGATCACCCAATGTCGGCGGAGGTGGTGGTGGCGCTGGAGGCGCAGTTGATTCAAGCCTAATAGTTTCACCTAACACGGCATATTCTATTGTTATTGGCGGTGGAGGAACTGCTTATTCTGCAAGCGATGGCGGTGGAAATAATGGATCAAATACAACCGCTTTTAGTACCACTTGCATTGGAGGTGGAACTGGTAGTTATTACCAGGTAAGCCCTGGTTATGTTTCAGCAACTTCAGGAGGTTCTGGAGGCGGTGCCGGTTGGTCAACATTAACCGGTGCTTCTGGAACTTCCGGTCAAGGAAATGCCGGAGGAAGTTTAACTTTTAGCGGAGGGCAAGTTAATTTGCCAGCCGGAGGTGGTGGTGGAAAATCTGCTGTTGGTGTAACTATTGATGGCACAGTTACTACAAATGGCGGTGCTGGTGGCGCTGGTATTAACTGGAAATCTCTTGGCACTTCATATGCAGGTGGCGGTGGTGGCGGAGCGTCTAATGGTACAGGCGGTGCTGGTGGCGCGGGCGGTGGTGGCGCGGGCGGAAGTGCTGGCTCGTTTGCAGGTGTTAACGGATCACCAAACACTGGCGGAGGTGGAGGTGGAACACATCCAACTGGATACGGTACAAGTCCATCTTTCCCATCAGGTGGTGGAGGTTCAGGTGTTGTCATTGTTCGTTACCTTGGAGCACAGCGCGGCACTGGCGGCACGGTCACATCATCCGGCGGATACACAATTCACACATTTACATCTAGCGGAACATTCACTGCATAACAGGAGAAGCACATGGCACATTTTGCAAAAGTAAACAACGGCATCGTCGAGCAAGTCATTGTCGCCGAGCCAGAATTTTTTGACACCTTTGTGGACTCGAGTCCTGGTCAATGGATTCAAACCTCATACAACACGCATGGCGGTGTTCACGCAAACGGTGGCACGCCACTGCGCAAGAACTACGCTGGCATTGGTTACAGCTATGACGCAACGCGTGATGCATTTATCCCGCCAAAGCCATACGCAAGCTGGCTATTAAACGACGACACATGCTTGTGGGGCGCACCGGTTGCAATGCCAACTGATGGCGGTCGCTACACATGGAACGAATCAACTCAAGCCTGGGACACAGTCCCTGACGAACAGCCATAAAAAAAGGATAAGCAATGGACCAGACGCTTTTTAACTGGGTAGTGGGTGTCTGCGGATTTCTTGGAGGCTGGATCTTGAAAGTTATCTGGGACGCAATCAAAGAACTCAAGAGCGACATTCGTCAAATCGAGCGCGACTTGCCAGAGGTCTATGTGCGCAAGGATGATTTCAAAGAAGCAGTCCGCGACATCAAGCAGGACATGAAAGATGGCTTCAACAAAATTGACAACACGCTTGGTTTGATCTTTAAAAAACTTGAGCACAAAGAAGACAAGGACTAAAAATGTGCCTGATCAATTTGGAATAACTGAAGGTGTAAAAGCATTATCCAGTTCTTTGGATGCCAGCAGAGAAGTTTCAAAGGGGCTATCTAAAAGCATAGAAGGGATTCAGAAAGACGCATCTGATGTAGCGCAACAGAAAGCACAAGAAAGACGCAGAGAAGTTAGAGAAGCAGAGTTTAAAAAAGAACGAGCACTGATTAGGGCGCTTGAGCAATGGAAGCACAAGAAACAAATTTCAGATGAAGAAGCAAAGTTAAAAATTGATTTTGTAAAAAAGTACGGTGCAAAAGAATGGGAAGCCTTACTAAAAATAAAACTTGACATTGAAAACATGGAAAGAAAAAACAATGAAGACTTTCAACATGATCTTAAAGAAGTTAGGCGAGTACAGTTTATGTGCTTTGCGTTGGCTTCAATCATTGCCTGGTACCTTACTTGGGGCATTAAGTAAATTTAAATCAAAGCCATAGCAATGATCGACGCTACACCACTACCGCCACCCCCACCCGCCATTGTTTACTATCAATGTGTGCGCTGGACTTGGACGGGAGATGTGTACAACAGAAAAGTTGTTTGCCTTGAATGGGTGAAAAAATGATCGATCCATTCACAGCACTTGCCGCAATCCAGACTGCTGTAAAGCTGGTCAAAACTGCCGCCAAAACCGTGCAGGATGTTGAATCCCTTGGACCTGTACTTTCCAAGTTCTTCACAGCCAAGGCCGACGGCATAAAGGTTCTTCAGCAGTCCAAGACCAAAGGCTTTAAAGGCAGTGCAATGGGTCAAGCCATTGAACTAGAACTTGCAATTGAACAAGCCAGGGCGTTTGAAGAAGAAGTAAAAATGCTTTTCTTTCAAAGCAATAAGATGGATGTCTGGCAGAAAATCGTGGCTCGTGCCGCAAGCATAGACAGAGAAGCGGCCCATGATGCACGCCGTGCAAAAGAAGCTAAAAAGCGGCGCAAAGAAGAGATTGACGAAGTAATTACAATTGCCCTTGCTGTATCCTTGTTGGCAGTTCTGTTGGGTGGTATGGGCTGGTTTGTTTACGACGCTGTGCAACAGTGCGGCGGCAAGTGTGGTTTTCAGAAAGGATAATTATGTTTCCCCTTACAGCATTATTTGATGTCGGCATGAAAGTGCTCGACAAATTTATTCCAGACCCAGAAGCAAAAGCAAAAGCACAGCAAGAACTTTTGAAGATGCAACAAGAAGGGCGCCTGGCTGAACTGAATGCTGACAACATCGAGGCACAAGAAATTACCAAGCGCCAGCAAGCAGACATGGGCAGTGACTCATGGCTGTCTAAAAACATCCGTCCTATGACGCTGATTTTTATCCTGGTCACATACACAACCTTTGCAATGATGTCTGCGTATGGCATCGACACAAATGAAAAGTATGTCGAGTTGCTTGGCCAATGGGGCATGCTGATCATGTCGTTTTATTTTGGTGGCCGCACTCTTGAAAAGATTATGGACATGCGTTCTAAGCAACCAGCAAAGGAATAATCATGGCATTTATACTTTCACAAAAAAGCATTGCTCGCCTTGATGGCGTTAAAGATTCATTGATTGATGTGGTCACTCGCGCAATTGAAATCAGCACGGTTGACTTCGGTGTCACTGAAGGCTTGCGCACTACCGAGACACAACGCAAATATGTTGAGACTGGCAAAAGCCAGACAATGGAGTCCAAGCATTTGACCGGCGACGCTGTGGACCTGGTGGCCTACATCGATGGCCAAGTGTCATGGGAACTCAATCTGTATGACAACCTTGCCGACGCAATGAAGCAGGCCGCAATTGAAAAGAATGTGGCCATCCGTTGGGGTGCCGCATGGAATGTGCCGGACATCCGTATGTGGCGTGGCACGATGGAAGAGGCCATGAACCACTACATCGATGAGCGTCGCAAGCAAAACAAAAGGCCGTTCATTGACGGCCCACATTTCGAACTGGTTTAGTTGTCTCCTTCCCGTCAGGCTTTAGCAGTTGCCAAACTCCTTCACGACGGTTAGCCCCAGGGTTTGCGCCCTGGGGTTTTTTTTCACCTGGGTGCGCATGTGACATCAATGACGATGTCTGCTGAGTACCCGTTGACTTTGCGTTTTCCATACATCATGACGGCGCGAAGCCCTGTTGTTTCACATTCACGAACCGCAGTGATAACTTCGTTGCGGCTTAATGAGTGAATCTGTTTATCAAGAATCAACTCCTGCTCGACTGGTGTGGGTGGCATTGGCTTGTTGCTTGCGCACCCACTGATCCAGCCAAGGGAGCAGACAATCAGGATCGTGATCATTCTGTTCCTCATGGCTTTCCTTATTTGTTGTCAGTGGTAAATCGGTTGCTCTTCTCGAAAGCCTCGACATCGTCGATGCGGTAACGCACCTCGCTGTTTCGGCCATCGCCCAGTTTGATGTAAGCCGGTCCGATGTTGGCCACCCGCCACTTGCGCAGGGTGTTATCGGCGACCTTCCATCGCTCGCACAATTGTTTAGGCGTCAGTAGTTGAGACATTGGGCACCTCCGGTTGTGTGATTTCGCCAGTTGCCTGGTCAATGACATCATCCGCTGGCTGGCCCATAGAGGCCTTCAGGCGGCTCAAAGGGGCTTGCTGGGCCTCTGGTACCGGCGTGATGTTTACGGCCTCTCTGCGCTCCACCTGGACAAATCCTGATGCCTCGTTGTCGTGCGCGATAACCTGGTCCAGATCTGCGCTCGATGGCAGGCGCTTGGCCATGCGACGAATCACAGTTTTCTTGGCCATCTCATCCCACCATTCAACCCATGGGCCAAACTTGCCTGCCCGGCTGGCGGCTCGCACCTTCTCAACATCGGACACGCTCATCACCTCGCGGTAGATCGCGCCGTCCTTGGTCTTGGCCACAGCGTACACAGCGATTGGCTTGCCTCGATCCTCGCCCAGGAATGGCTTGTGAACGATGTTCTCGTTGTCGCCCAACTCGTACTCGAAGTGGTCCTTGTCGTACGCCACCTGTGCGCTGATGCTGGACAGTTCGCCTGAGTTGCGGATCTTTTTCAAAATGCCGCCGACCATAGGCATGTACTGGACCTTTTTGCCTTCCTTGGTGTTGAAGATTACGGGCGCGGCTTCACGGCCATCCAACAGCAGGCCATCTTGTGCGGCCTTCATGCACGCGCCCAGCAGTGAGCGGCGATCGGCGCCCAGCAGGTCTGGGTTCATTTGCACTGCGGTCAGTGTGGTGCGGATAAACTTCTCGACCGGGATCTGCGGTGGCAGTGCGGCCTGAAACTCTGCCTGCATGCGCACAAGGGTGCCGCGCATTGCCTCGATGGGTGACAGTTCGGTGCTGGTAGTCATGCTTTGTCTCCTTCAAATTTCAATTGGTCTTGCTCAGTCACGACGCTGGCCACTTCCAACTGTGTGCCAGTGCCCATGAGTTTGGCTACATCGATGGGCCTGGCCACATCAACCTGGAACATCTTTCCTGCAACATGGCGCAATGCCTGTGCCTGACTGATTGCTTGGACCAGGTGTGTTTTGGTGCCGCTGGTGACTTTGTAAATGCGTTGCTCGGTTGCCATGGTTTACTTCTCCTTCTTTGAATAAAAACGGAAACTGCGGTAGCCCTCGGTTGCGCCGATGACTGTGCCGACCATCTCAGGTGTGATGAGAGTGCCTGATCGGCCTTTGACTTGCCCCGTCGATAGCGAGCCAAAACTGGTTAAAACTTTGCTGGCGCGGCCAATGCGCTCTAGGATCTCTGCGCGTTTCTGGTCCTTGATCTTGTCCAGATCGCTGGCCTCTCTGCGCACAAACTCAAACTGCTTGATCATGTCTTCAAGTTCAGCATCGGCCTCGGCCACCAAACCTTCGTCGGCGCCATTGCGCAATTGCTTGATGATGAACTCGGCGTCCCTGGTGTAGTCGGCTGATGGCGCGGTATTGGCTTGCACAAGATTCCAGAACTCGCTGGTGCGTTCGCGTATACTTTTACCAATGTCCCGATCGCGATTTCGGAGGACTATCTTTTGCTCATTTCCGCCAACAAGGGCCACAATTGCGCACCAGTTGTAGTCGGCAATTTCCATTTGATGCTGGACCTGCAACTCGATGTGCTCGGGCGCCTCGATGTTGCCGTTGCCGTCGTCGATCCATGACTTCTGATATTGCACCCAGTCGACATTCTTAACCTCGAGAATGCCCGGGCCATTGGCGCTGGACTTGATCTCAAAGTCAAAGCTGGACCCAATTCGTGCGGCCTGGTCGCGCATGTACACATTGAACTTGGCAATATTCCAACCCATGTCTTCGGCGGCGCCGTGCGCGATGGCCGACTCCAGGCGGTTGCCCCACTTCATGCGCTCGTTGGGTTCGAACTTGACGGTCACGCCGTCGCGCTTTTGGTGGAACAGTTCAAACTCAGTCAAGTAAGGCGACAGGCCAAACAAGGCCGACACCTCGGTGCTGGTCACATCCTTGGCCCGCTCGGCAAGCCACTGCTTTTCACTCTCAATTTCGATTCTTTGAATAGTCATCAATTATTCTCCATGTGTTCATAAATCAATTCCTGGATCGCGTCCTCATCTCGCGCTGTGAGTTTTTTCTCAAGCCACTTGGCGCGGTAGCCTTTGCGGTCCAGGATCTCAAAGTCCCCTGACCCACCTTCTGCCGGGTAGCAGTTCTCAGGTAAGCCAGAGGTATACGCTGGCGAGTAGCCCTCGTAATCGGTGACGCCGACGATGCAAGGGATGCCGCACACGCGGTGCTCGATCTCGGCGATGTAGCTGTTGCGCTTCACAGCATCACCCGCAATTCTTCAGCTTCCTCGCTGGTTGAAAAGCAAGTAATGATGACCTCGTGGCCACGGGCGTCGGTGATGGTGATGTCTCTCGTGTACAGCGGAGTGTTGCCATTGATCTCGCGAACTTCGCTGATGACGATTGACTTGGTGTTGTGGATGCTAATGTCTGCCATTTGTATCTCCTTGTGGTGATGTGTTGAAATTCTACTCTATTTCGTTGACGCTGTGTCAACAACTTTTGATTCCCAGTACGGATCAAATGCGAACGGCGCCTCGACTGTCGGACGGCCATCGATGTTTGATTTGAAGATTGAGCGCGACTGTGTTGGGTACTTGGCCAAGATTTCCATGGACTCATACGACACCGGGAAATACAAGTCCGACTGCCAGTTGCTGACCTCGATGCCTGCCTCGACCAGGTCTGTGTATAGGCTCATGATCTGCTCCCTTGGTTTTCAACGATGTCGCCTGCCGCGATCCAAAGGATGCGCTGGATGTTTTGCTCGTGGTCGGCCAACTCCTGCTCATCCCAGGCGCCGTACTCGGCCAACTCTTTGCGCAATGCGGCTGGATCGATGCGCTCCAACTGGCGGCGAATCTTGCGGTTGTTGGACAGCGCCATGACATCGTCGTCGCATTGGCCCTGGTGCGATGCTGACTGGGCCTGCGCCATGGTCATCTGAATTTCGATCGTGCCGTGTGAAGATGTGAACCACATGATCAAGCCCCCACTTTTACAAACTCGATCTTGCCCAGGGCTTTTGCGGCCCGTAGCAGGCGGCTTTCCTCGGCAGGCAGGCAATACCCGTCCTCGATCAAGCGCTGTGCCTGACGGCCAAACCAGCCTTGCAGTTGCCAGGCCAAGCCAGTGTCAATCAATGTCTGCCAGGCCTCGATGACCTGGTCGTTGCTGTCTGCCTCAATGAAGCCTTCTGCGATGCCGGTTGCTGTGTATGAATCCATGGTGATCTCCTTAAAATGGTGCGTCTGGTAGGGTGCTGATGTCGAACTTGGGTTTGCGGCGACGAGGCACTTTGCGTGTGATGTGCGGGTAGGACGGCTTGTCCCAGACCCAGCGCACCACGGCGCCGTCGTCATCCAAGATGCCGTACTGAATCATCGTGCTGTGGTCTTGATGCTGAACACAGCAGTGGTGCTGGTGTACGACGCGATGGTGTCGGCAGAGATGCCCTGCTCCTTGGCCAACTTTTTCCAGTCGGTGACAGCGCGGTCAGCTTCGCAATAGGTCGACTTGAACAGGGCGCCTTCAAATACAGTCGCGCCGCCTTTGCTGGCCACATCTTTCATGGCGTCTTTGAGGGCGTCGGCTTGCTTGGTAAGCGTGGCGATCTGGGCAAGCAGTGTGCCGAGTTCGTCAGCAGAAGCGGGGGTGTTGTTAATTGCGGTCATAGTAGGGTTCCTTCAAAATTCGACTGCTTGATTGCTGTCGATATGGATCTTACA